AGCAATAGTCATATACATGAAAGAACGAGCGAAGGCGCGAAGCAAGTAATGGCGGAAATCAATTATAGAATTTTGATGCAAGGTATAACCGAAAACATCATCGCTCTTGAACGCTTCGCGCCTGACCTCAAAAGAGAATTAAACAAAGAAATTCGTGGCATTCTTGCACCTATTGTGCTTGAGGCAAAAAGTTATCTTCCAAGCAATGATGAAATTCATCCTTCAGGATGGCAAAAAGGTGGCTTCAAAAGATTCAATGGAATCGGCCCATTATCTCAAGATCAAACTCGCGGATTCATTGCCTATGATGCCGAACGAGCTAAGTCAGGAATTAAACAAACAGCCGCGACTTCTAAGAAAAACAACACAGGATTTCGCAATACTTATGGAGTCATTCAACGCGACCCAGCCGGTGCAATTTTTGAGACGGCAGGTCGTGGAAGTTCTGCATCTCGCAAACGAAGCAAAACAAGCCGTTCACGCAATCCACAGGCTTCTCAACACTTTATTGGTGTGATTCAAAAAGAACATGGTGTATTGCCAACTGCTCGTGGAGAAGGTAAAGATAAAGGTCGCGCACTTATTCGTGCAGTTGATAGAAATAGATATAAAGCATTGGATGCAATCCGTGATGCAATTGATAAGGCATCTGCAAAAGCACAATCACGAGTTGATTCTATAATTAGTCAAAGAGAGGTGTAAATCGTGGCAATTGTCGAGCGCATAATCACCACCTACAATGACAAAGGTTCAAAGAAGGCTGTCAAAGACCTTGCAGGTCTTGAGAAAAAATTTGCTAATGCAGGAAAAAAGATTGCAAAAGCAATGGGGGTTGCAGCATTAGCAACCGGTGCTTTAGCGGTTAAACTCGGAGTTGATGCAGTCAAGGCAGCAATTGCAGATGAAAAATCACAGGCACTTCTTGCCAATTCACTCAAGAACACCACAGGTGCAACAGATTCAGCCATTGCAGCAACGGAAGCCTGGATAGATCAAACTCAACGAGCCTACGGAGTGGTTGATGATGAACTTCGTCCGGCTCTAGCAAAACTCGCCTCAATAACCGGATCAGTTACAAATGCGCAAAAACTTCTAGGTTTAGCCATTGATATTTCAGCCGGTGGCGGTGTTGATTTAGGTGCGGCAACAAATGCCGTCACAAAGGCCCTGCAAGGAAATTACAAAGCCCTCAAAAATCTAGGCGTTCCAATTACGGATGCAATGGTCAAAGCAAAAGACCTCAATGCCGTCCTTGCGCTGACGGCAAAAACATTTGCTGGAGCAGCAGCAACTAGAGCAAACACCTTTGAATTTAGAATGAAACGCTTGGGCATTGCATTTGATGAAGCTAAAGAATCACTTGGTATGGCTCTCATGCCTGCCCTTGAAGGATTATTTACAATCCTGATCACAAAAGTCATCCCTGCGGTAGAGAAATTCCTGGCAGAAAATGGCGACAAACTTGTCGGTGTTATGGAAGGTGCAATCAAAGCGGTAGTAAGTTTTGGATTTGTAGTATTCAAAGTCTTTGCATTCGTGGCAAAAAATAAAACTATCTTTGTATCACTCGGTGCAATCTTTGCAGCGACATTTGTAGCAAGCAAGGTGATGGCATTTGTTACGGCAATCATGACACTTGTCAAGGCTTACAAAGCGATCAGAAGCGCAGCGGTTGCCGCAGCAGCAGCGCAGGCAGTAGCAACCGGAGGACTTTCACTAACCGCTGCTGCCGCTGGTCTTCTCGCATTCGGTGTAACACTTGGTACTCTTTATTTTGCTGTCAAAGGAGCCAACAGTCAATTGGAAGGCCTTGAAGAAACTGGCGAAGATGTCGAGTTCTCTTTTGATGGTTTAACCGACACAACTGACGACTTCCTAGCAAGTCTCAAAGGTCTCAATGTTGATCTTGGCAAAAACACAAAAAAGACCAAAGAACAAATAGCAGCAGATTTGAAACTTCTTGCAGTAAAGAAATTGCTTCTAGCTTTGGCAAAATTTGGGGTAACGCCAATTTCAGAGACAGACCCAACCCAACTTGAAGCAGTACGCTTGAATCTCATCAAACAAGCAAACCTTGCAGAAGCAGCACGCATTCAAGCAATTATTGAAAACATTGCTCAACAGGTCTTGTTGAATCAAGCCGTTTCAAGATATAACGACTTACTTGGCGTTGTTGCCGATCAAGTGATTTCGTCTGAAGAAGTAGCACTTTTAGCCAAAAAATGGGGCATAACTCAAGAAGCCGTTGTTGCCTACACCACCGCCATCTTTGCCACAAACGATGCCAAACTTTCTCCGGCTGAAATTGACCTACTTGCAAAGCAATGGGGAGTCACAAAGCAGCAAGCAGAGATGTACCTTGATTTCTTCAAAGCAATCAATGATGGCAAACTAGACCCAAATGAAGTCAACACTTTGATGACAAAGTGGGGATTGACGAATGCTCAAGTAACAGAGTACGCAAAGAAAATCTCAGAAGGCATAGTTCCATCTGATTTGTGGCCATCACCAGGTAATGCAGCAGCAAAGTCTTGGAAAGATGCACTTGATGCTTTGAATGCTTACATTGCCGGAACCAAAGCAGCACTTGCTGCAACATCACTTGTTGTGCCAACGGATGTAACGGCAAAGAGCAAAGCTGAAATAGCAGCCCTGATCAAAGCACGAGAAGGATTGCCAATTTCAGGGCCGAATGATCCACGCGTTATTTACGGCGGTCAAAGAATCGCTAGCGATGGAACAGTAAGTGGCTATAACCCGGATATGGTAGGCATGACATCGGGTGGAATTCCAAAACTTGCCGAAGGTGGCATAGTCAAAACCCCAACAATCGCAATGATTGGTGAGGCTGGCGCAGAAGCAGTCGTGCCGCTGAACCGCATGGGATCAATGGGCGGAGCAACTGTCAATGTGGTCATCAATGGTAGCGTCACCACCGAAGGCGACCTTGTCAACGCAATCCGCAACGCCCTTCTTCAAGGTCAAAATAATGGTCAGGCGATTACAAAGACGGCGATTCAACTTTAATGGCAGGCATTCCACAACTCGGCGCAGAGATTGACTTTGTCAACGGCCCTGCCTTTATCTCCACAGCCTTCACATTGGACAATGTAACCAAAGGGTTGCTCGGAACAGGTCAACTAGCAGATGCAGATGACTCGGTGGACATTTCAAGCATCATCTTGCGAGCATCCGTTCGCAGAGGACGCAACCGCATTCTCAATAAATTTGAAGCAGGAACTGCAGTCGTTGAGATCAAGGACGACAATGGCGATTGGAACCCGGCTAACACGGCAGGGCCTTACTACGGCAAACTTGTTCCATTGCGTAAAATCCGCATCTTTGCAGATTATGAAGGAATTCGTTACTACTTATTTTCAGGATTCATCACGAGCTACGATACTACTTTTGCACTCGGAGCCGATGAAGTCTCAAAAGTAAGTTTGCAATGCGTTGATGGTTTCAGACTTCTCAATAACGCGGCAATCAGCACAGTTCCCGACACAGGAGCAGGGCAGTTAAGCGGAACCCGAATCAATAAACTTCTTGATGTTGTTGATTGGCCACAATCTCAAAGAGACATCAATGCAGGCGATAGCACCATGCAGGCAGACCCAGGAACGGCAGATAGAACAGTTCTAGGAGCAATTCAGACAGTAGAAGACAGCGAATTCGGTGGTTTCTTTGTAGACGCTGAAGGAAACGCAACTTTTTACTCAAGAACCACAGTCAGTCAATATGCAGATTCAACGCCTGTAATTTTCAACGATGACGGAACAGGAATCGGATACGCGCAGATTGACCTTGCCTTTGATGACACCTTGATTGTCAATAATGTCTCGGTTCAACGGCTGAACGGAACCAATCAGACAGTAAGCGATCAGACATCAATTGACAGTTACTTCATCCACTCAGGCGCAAGAACCGGCATCCTTGTTCAAACTGACCAAGAATCACTAGATCAGGCAACGATGATCTTGGAATCACGCAAAGATGCAACCCTTCGCATTGACTCCATGACCCTCAACCTTGTTGACGATGGGCAAGAGGCTCGAAATATCGCAGGTGTTGACTTAGAGATATTTGACCTTGTCAATGTGACAAAAGCAATGCCAGGGTCAACATCAATCACTAAAGAATTATTTGTGCAAGGTTTGCAGCATGACATTACAAAAACCACATTCACGACTAAGATACTGACAAGCGAACCAATCATCCAAGCGTTTATTCTTGACAGTTCAACGCAAGGAATTTTGGACACCGCAGGCGTTCTAAGCTACTAAACAAGGAGAAATCATGGCAGGAGCAGGGTACAAGTTATTCGCAACAGGAGATGTGCTGACCGCAGCGCAAGTAAATACATACCTGATGCAACAGAGCGTGATGGTGTTTGCATCTTCAACGGCTCGCAATACAGCGCTATCCGGAGTGGTTTCTGAAGGAATGCTTGCATACCTATTAGATACAAACGATCTGACACTTTATGATGGCGCGGCTTGGAACTCATTCGGTGCAGGTGACATCACAGGAGTTACGGCTGGCACAGGTTTATCAGGTGGCGGCACATCAGGCGCGGTGACTGTTTCAATTGACTCAACTGTTGCAACTTTGACAGGAAGTCAAACGCTTACAAACAAGACGCTTACAGCGCCAGCGATCAATAATGCTACAGAGACCAACAGCGTCTTCATCACTCCCGAAGAGCGCACCACAGTTACGGCAACAGCCGCGACAGGAACAGTCAACTATGACGCTCTGACTCAAGGCGTGCTTTATTACACAACTAATGCGAGCGCGAACTTCACGCTTAATTTCAGAGGAAATTCAGGAACTACACTCAGCTCAATGCTTGCAGTCGGCGATGCGCTCTCCCTAGTCTTTCTTAACACAAACGGATCAACGGCTTACTATCCAAACGCATTTCAGATTGATGGCAGCGCAGTAACTCCAAAATGGAGTGGCGGCACAGCGCCAGCAGCAGGAAATGCAAGTGCCATTGACGCTTACTCTTTCACAATCATAAAGACAGCAGCAACTCCAACATATGTCGTCCTTGCTGGCGGCGCTACCAAGTTCGCATAAGGGGAGAACATGAGTCCATTACTAACAAGTTTTCCATTCGTACAAGGTGGAAGCGCAGGAGTACCGAAGGCAACAGTCACAGCAACTACAGGATCGCCAACGATTGACACATCATCACGCCCAGGAAAAACAATCTATAAATTTACAGGATCAGGATCAATCACAGTCGGGGTTGAAGGATCGTGTGAGGTGCTTGTTGTTGGCGGTGGCGGTTCCGGTGGATTTGCTGGCCCAACACCAGGAAGCACATCCCCAGGCGGCGGTGCTGGCGGTTATCTTTATACGACTTCAGCATTTTTAACCGCTGGGTCACAAACAATTACAGTAGGCGGCGGCGGTGCTGGCGGTGGAAACGGCGGCACCGGAAGCAAAGTGGGAACAGTTTATTACACATCGGGCGGCGGCGGCGGTGGTGCTTCAGCAGGCGCAGGAAAAGACGGCGCAAGCGGTGGCGGCGGTGGTGCTGGTAGCGGCGGCGGTAGTGCTTCATTTGCAGGCGGAATTGCTAATGGCGGCGGCGCAGGCAACGGCGGCGGAACAGGGTTTTATGTTGGTTCTGGAAATACCAACAACAGAGCCGGCGGCGGCGGCGGTTCAAATAGTGCAGGCGGAAATGCTTCATCAGGTGTTTCTGGAACGGCTGGAACAGGAACGGCTAATTCAATAACTGGATCTTCAGTTACTTATGCGGCAGGTCGTGTGGGTGACAGCGGCACTAGTGGCACAGCAAACACAGGTGATGGCGGCGGCGGAAGTGGCGGCACACCAACAGGCGGTTCAGGTTTCGTAGTAGTAGTGATTGGATAATCAAATGGCACATTTTGCAGAGTTAGATGAAAACAACATTGTGATGAATGTAATTGTTGTAAACAATGAAATTGTTACAGATGAAAATGGTATTGAACTAGAGTCACTTGGCGTTGCGTTTTGTAAATCTCTCTTTGGAGAAGATACGAAGTGGGTTCAAACTTCCTATAATCACAATTTCCGTAAAAACTTCGCAGGAATTTCTTTCATTTATGATCCAAATAAAGATGCATTTATACCGCCAAAACCTGAGTGGGCTGATCATTTTAATGAAGACACTTGCAGGTGGGAATTAACAAAGTAAAAGCATCACCAATCTAAACAAACCAGGAGCAAACAATGGGAATCAGCACCCGGCAAGTCACAGTCACCACAACAGCAACGGCGCTCGTTGATGCAACGCAAGAAGCAGAGATGGTTTATTTACACAGCTCAAGCGGAACTTGCTATTTGGGCAATTCAGATGTGACCTCAAGCACCGGATATCGCATGGATAACGGCGACAAACTGACAGTCGAAAACAAGGCAAACGGAATTTGGGCAATTACAACTTCAGGCACAGTCACGATGCAAGTGATGGCAATCGGCAAATGACCACGCAAGATTGGGCAGCGTTGGCAGTTGCACTCATCACCATTATCGGTGCCTTTGCAACAGCGGTTCGCTGGCTTGTTAAGCATTACCTTAATGAACTCAAACCAAATGGCGGTTCAAGTGTGAAAGATTCCGTTGCACGATTGGAACGACAGGTTGAAGAGATTTATCGCATCCTGCTTACTCGCTCTGACTCTTAGCGGTTGTGGGTATCAAGGTTGGGTCAGATACCCATGCCAAGAGTTTGAAAATTGGGAAAAACCCGAATGCAACAAACCGCAATGCGAAACCACAGGAACCTGCACCTCTGACCTACTTCCGGAGATATTTGATGAAACGCCCTAGCCGATATACATCTGAAGAATTACACGCTCGACTTGTTGTTAGCATCGGAATCATCTTGGCAATTGTCTTTGCAGGATCGGTATTTGCACTCCTTTGGGCATTAGTATTTGTGACTCAACCTATGAAACAAGCACCCAATGACGCAGCCTTTATTGACCTAGTTGCAACATTGACTGTCTTTCTCACAGGAACTTTGTCAGGGATAGTCTCTGCAAATGGACTCAAATCAAAACCAAAACAAGGGGAGAACAATGTCAGCTCAACTCAACAAGTTTCTTGATGCGGCACGAGCAGAAGAAGGTTTTATAGAAGGCCCTGCCGAGAATCAAACCCACTATCAAAAGGCAAACCAACCTTGGTGTGGTGCCTTCGTCAACTTTGTGGCAAAACAAGCAAAAGTGACCTCAATTCCTAACTGCACATTCACGCCGTCAGGGGCAGAGGCGTTTCAAGCAAAGGGCAAGTGGCAAGATGCCGAGGTTGCCACGCCCATGCCAGGTGACATCGTGTTCTTTGATTTCCCATCAGATAATATTGACCGCATTTCTCATGTGGGAATTGTGCTACAAGTGCGAGATGATGGAACTGTTGTGACAATCGAGGGCAACACGGCACCTGATAAAAAGGGCGATCAGCGTAACGGCGGTCAAGTATGCCGTAAGGTTCGCGCCTATAAGAAGAAAAATCGTGGCAAACTACAACCATCCTTGCCTGTATTCATCGTTGGATTCGGCAAGCCTACCTTTAAGGAGTAATGATGTTTGACAAAGTAAAAATTGAAGCAATCGCAAAGACATATCTGCGAGCAGCAGCAGCAGCCGTTGCAGCGTTATACATGACAGACCCAAACCGCCCAATCAAGGAATACCTTGCAGCAGGAATTGCAGCAGTCGTTGGCCCAATCTTTAAGGCTATTGACCCAAAGGCAACTGAGTTCGGACGCGGAAGCAAGTAAGTCATGAATCGGGGGGAAATCTTAGATGAGGCAAAACGCCTCACGCATACTGATCGTCAAAAAAACTATGGATCGCCGTATGTAAATCACAAACGCATTGCCGACCTGTGGAGCGTGTATCTTGAAACTGAGATAACACCTTCACAGGTCGCTTTGTGTTTATGTCTTGTCAAAATAGCTCGTTTGATTGAGACACCTGACCATGAAGACTCATTCGTAGATTTGGCAGCATATGCCGCGATTGCAGGGGAGATAAAATGACAATGGAA